AGGAGGCAGTACAGAAGTTAGGGCTCAAGTCAACTGACAAGTTTGACGAAGCCATGCAAGATCGTATTTTCAATGAATATCTCACTGGTGTCAAGCGCCCAGAAATTCAGTCATTCTTGTCCGGTGATAAGGCCGCTGACGTAGATGCCGCAGTGTTATCACTAGCAAAGGAATTTGCCAGTGTTGGTGTTCCTAGCTCTATGACAATTAGTGACAAGCACGGTGAACGTAAGTTAAATCCCGGCGACGGCTACTATTCAGGTGTTGGCGGAAACCCAAAGGGCATAGCATCAATCACCCCCGATCAAGCTCGCGCTGCATTAACACAAACACGTGATCAACTGCAAGCTTCTGTAGCAGCTCCAGCAAAGCTGGCACTAGGCGGAGTAGTTAAATCAACACCGGGCGGGGTAGGAGTAATAGCCGGGGAAGCAGGACGAAATGAGGCGTTTGTGCCGTTGCCTGACGGTAAGTCAATTCCAGTTGTGATACAGGATGTACAAAACTTATCTGCTCAAGTATCGGGGCTGTCTAAACTAATTGCCGGAAAGATGATCACTCAGACAGGTGCCACTGACGACGAGCTAGGTATGGACATAAAGAGCAGCGACGTATTAGCAAAATTGATCAGGACAATTATCCCAGGTCTAGGCCAGATTGAAAAAGTTGCAGGCATAGCTGATCCTGATTCTAAAATGACCGGGTCCGACAAGGTAATGGAAGTGGTCAAGTTATTGGTGCCGCAAGTACGCATACTTGCCGGAATCTATGATACGATATCACCATTCTTAAAATCAGATGATAACACTGCAACCTTGGCCAAGAGACAGATGCCGGTTGCACCAGTTGACACTAGTACTACAGCCAATGATTCTGATTCAACAAAAGCAACTACTGCCTTAGCTGCTAGCATAAGTGATCTTGGCAAGATTACTGGTAACAATCCTCTTGCACCACCCAATGCAACTGCTGCGCCAGACTGGGCCAAGATGGAGTCAAAATTATCAGCAACCATGAGTGATTTTGGAAATCTTGCTGGCACCAACACTCCGAACTTGGGCGAGATTACTGCTCCTAGTATCGACCGGGCCGATGTAACTTCCAACAACATTGGCAAATTAATCGACGAGCTCAAAGAGCAAAATAGATCCAACATGAAGGATGCAATGAGTTCGGTTACTGGCGAGTTAAAAGATGCATTCAAGGGCATGTCACCGCAGTCACAGGATAACTCAGCTAGCCAAGAGCTTGTGGCAGCAGTGAACGAAATGGTGCGTACACAGCGCGATACCAATGCAATCAGCTCTCGGATACTACAAGTAAGCCAGAACTAACAATAAATATAGTGTCAAGCAAGGCAGCCCGTGTATAATCGGGCAAAGGATCAACATAATGGCTGAACAAGAACGCGGTAAAAATGGTGGGTGGAAAAAATTCTTCAAGGTTGCTAACAACAATGGGCAACTGAGCCCACTGTCGGGCAGGGACTCTGAAGGCCTTCCCGGGTACGGGCGCCAAGACGGGCGTGATCCCATGCGCGGCCACGCAGATGTTGTTTACAGAAACTACGCCAGCCGGTTGCCTGAAGTTTACACAGGCCACCCCAACCGTGTTGAACGGTACAATCAATACGAGAACATGGATTCGGACTCAGAGATCAACGCCTGCTTGGACATTCTTGCTGAGTTTTCTACACAAAGTGATACTGACTCTGAAGTACCATTCCAGGTCAAGTACAATGACAAGCCCACAGATCATGAAGTTGAGATCATCAGGAAACAGCTACAGCAGTGGGTCAAGCTGAACAAGTTTGACCAGCGCATCTTCCGTATTTTCCGTAACACCATCAAGTATGGCGATCAAGTGTTTATCCGTGACCCAGAAACATTTGAGCTGTACTGGGTAGACATGACCAAGGTTGCCCGAGTGATTGTGAATGAAAGTGAAGGCAAACGGCCCGAGCAATACATCATTCGTGACATCAACCCCAACTTCCAGAACTTGTCTGTGGCGGTTAAAACAACCAATGACTTCCAGCACAACCCGGCCAGCTCAGGGTACACTGCACCCTACAACTACAGCGCACCTAACTCTGCTGCAGGCGGGTCTGGTGGCAATAGATTCTCTGCTGCCATGAACGAAGCAGTAATTGATGCCAAGCACATTGTGCACCTGAGCCTGAGCGAGGGCCTGGACTATTACTGGCCTTTCAGCATGAGCGTGCTAGAGACCATATTCCGTGTGTTCAAGCAAAAAGAACTGCTAGAAGATGCTGTGCTGATCTATCGTGTTGCCCGTGCTCCGGAACGCAGAGTGTTCAAGATTGACGTTGGTAACATGCCCAGCCACATGGCAATGGCGTTTGTTGAGCGGGTCAAGAACGAGATTCACCAGCGTCGAATTCCCAGTCACACTGGCGGCGGCGCAAACATCATGGACAGCAGCTACAACCCGCTGTCTATCAATGAGGATTACTTCTTCCCCCAGACAGCTGATGGACGTGGCAGTTCAGTTGACACCCTGGCAGGCGGCAGCAACCTGGGCGAAATTGATGACTTGAAGTATTTCAACAACAAGATGTGTCGTGGTCTGCGTGTGCCGTCCAGCTACTTGCCAACAGGGCCAGATGACAGCGATCGCCCCATGAACGACGGCAGAGTTGGCACAGCACTGATTCAAGAATATCGTTTCAACCAGTACTGCGAACGCTTGCAGCGCCTGGTTATACAAAAGCTAGATGACGAGTTCAAGATGTTCCTGCGCTGGCGCGGGTTTAACATTGATGCCGGCCTGTTCCATATTACTTTTTGCCCGCCGCAGAATTTTGCCAGCTACAGAGAAGCCGAGCTTGACACAACCCGTGTCGGCACGTACACTACGCTGGAGCAGATTCCTTACTTGAGCAAACGTTTCTTACTCAAACGCTACCTGGGCCTTACTGAAGAAGAAATTGTTGACAACGAAACCCTGTGGCACGAAGAGCGCAGCAAGCCTAACGCTCCGGGAGCAACCGGTAGTGACTTGCGTACAGTTGGTGTTACACCGGCTGACATGGAGTCGGATATCGGAACCGGTGAGGAAATGGCCGGTATGGGCGAACCTGGTGTTGAGCCACCCACTGGTGGCGCGCCCGGCGCAGTTGGCAGTCAACCTGGTGCAGCGGTATCCCCGGCAGCAGCCGCTCCAGCATAAATAAAGTATGAATCTGAACGAAGTTTTTGATCGCCAGCCCCAAGCTTACCAAGACGTAGCACAGGACAATAGTCAGCCCCGTCTTGGCGACTTACGCAAGACCAAGCTGACGCTGCGCCAGATCAACAAACTTCGCAGACTGAATGATGTTCGAACGTATGAGTTTAAAGAAAAACTCAAAAGAGTTCAACTTCAGTACGCACCGCCTGCTGAACCGCTAGTTTAGCCCTTTTCTTCAATTTTCACGCCATAAACCACCCATAAAATCACCTACGGCTTAAATATCTTACAGAGCCATTACTTTGGAGGGGTTATGAACAAATTTGAACAACTTATTGAGTACGTCATTAATGATGACGAAGCCAAGGCGCGTGAGCTGTTCCACAATATTGTGGTCGAAAAGAGCCGTGCAATTTACGAAGAAATGATGGAAGACGACACTGTCGAAGAAGGATTCGGAGGCGATGCGGCTGATGATCTCATTGACGACGTTGAAGTCGAAGAAGAGGGACTAAGCGAAGAAGGCGACGACATGGGCATGGAAGAAGCTATGCCTGGCATGGGCATGGAAGAAGCTATGCCTGGCATGGGCATGGAAGAAGACATGGACGCTGACGAAGACCTCGAAGACCGCGTGGTTGATCTTGAAGACAAGCTTGATGAACTCATGGCTGAATTCGAATCCCTGATGGGTGACGAAGGCGGCAAAGACATGGACATGGACGGTGACGAAGGTGACGGCGAAGTTGACATGGATGTTGATGTTGATCAAGCAGAATATGACGACGAAGCTGCCGATGATGTCGACATGATGGAAAACGTTACACTCAAAGCAGTGCCCAAGCCTACACATGGCGATGCAGGCGCAAATAGCAAATCTCCTGTGGCTGCCAACAGCGGTGCAAAAGGTGCGTTGGCCAAGCCAGTTTCAACTGGTGGTGACGGCGGCAATGGTCGTCCTGCTCCTACAGCTAAAGAAGCTATTGGTCGGGTTGGCAACACTCCGGCACAAAGCACACAGAACCCAACACCAGCTACCAAGCCACACCTGGCCCAAGCAACTGGCGTTAACAACAAGTCGCCCCTGGCGAGTCGTTAAGGATATCGGGTAATGGCTCTTTTACTCAGAGAAAATCTTACCTTCGATGCTGCACAGATTATTGTGGAAGGCACCGAGGGCAAGGATCTCTATATGAAGGGCATCTGCATCCAAGGTGGTGTAAAAAACGCCAACGAGCGTGTGTACCCTGTGAATGAAATTGAACGTGCAGTGACAACACTGAACGAACAAATCACTTCTGGATACTCGGTACTCGGAGAAGTAGATCATCCCGATGATTTAAAAGTAAACCTAGATCGTGTAAGCCATATGATCACCAGCATGTGGATGGATGGCCCAAACGGTTACGGCAAGTTAAAGATTTTACCCACACCAATGGGTCAGCTGGTTAAAACCATGTTGGAATCAGGTGTGAAATTAGGAGTTTCTAGTCGTGGAAGTGGAAACGTCGACGACAGAACAGGACATGTCAGTGACTTTGAAATTGTAACAGTTGACGTAGTAGCTCAGCCCAGTGCGCCAAATGCGTATCCCAAGGCCATTTACGAGTCACTGCTTAATCATTCTGGGGGCCAAAGACTATTAGATATGTTTAAAGATCCAGCCAAGACTAATAAAGCACAGAAAGTTGTGTCTAATGAAGTAATTCGTTTGATCAAAGGGTTAAAGTTGTAATGACCGAGGCATTCTTGTACAAGTGGACAGAGTTATCTACCGGAAAGTGTTATGTGGGCTCACGGACTGCACAAGGGTGCAATGTACACGATGGATATATTTGTTCTAGCAAATATGTAAAGCCGATGATTATTGAAAATATAGATAATTGGACAAGAACAATTTTAGTTGTAGGAACACCAATATATATTCGTTCGTTGGAAACATTGTATTTGCAATTGATTAATGCAAAGGCAGATGCAATGAGCTATAATAGAAGCAATGCTGATGCTGATTTTTTAAATACAAGCAGAGAACATAATCCAATGTTTGGAAAAAAACATTCTGATATATCCCGAGCTCGAATGTCTATTGCTGGCAAAGGGAAAAAAAGATCAGCCACAGCTTGCAGAAATATTTCTGAAAGCCATGTTGGATTAAGATATGGTCCATGCTCGGACACACGAAAAGAGAAAATATCTGCAGCCAACAAAGGAAGACCTTCAGAGAAAAAAGGAAAACCTGGAAAATCTCCTTCGGAAGAAACCAGATTAAAATTATCAGTGGCAAATAAAAAATATAAGCCCACTGAAGAAACAAAAGCTAAAATTAGAGCTACTATAGCCTCTAAAAAGCAAGGAATTTTAGTGGTTGATAGCCACTAAAATATCTGTTGACTATAAATATTCAACAGAATAAAACTACTATAATAGTAACATCTAAGGAAACATAATGTCAAACATTATTAAGCCATTACTAGATAGCGAACTGTTAAGCGAAGAATCTCAGCGAGAAATCACTGAGGCCTGGGAAACTCGGTTAAATGAAGCGCGTGAACAGGTACGTGGTGAACTCCGCGAAGAGTTCGCACAACGCTATGAGCATGACAAAACAGTGATGGTGGAAGCTCTAGATCGCATGGTAACAGAAGGTCTGCAGAACGAGATCTCGGCAGTGCAAGCTGAAAAGCGCGCCCTGGCCGAGGATCGTGTCAATTTCCAGAGCAAGATCAAAGAGTCAGCCACGAAGTTTAACGACTTCATGGTGACCAAACTTGCTGAAGAAATTGGCGAACTGCGCAAAGATCGTCGCATGCACAATGAAGGTATCCAAAAGTTGGAACGTTTCATTGTGCGTGCTCTTGCTGAAGAAATTCAAGAATTTGCTCAAGACAAGCGTGATGTGGTGGAAACAAAAGTCCGCCTGGTACGTGAAGCTCGTCAGAAACTTGAAACACTCAAGACCAGATTCATTCGTGAATCTGCAGGCAAGGTAACTGCTGTTGTTAGCCGGCATCTAAAGACTGAACTTACACAATTGCACGAAGACATTCGGATTGCTCGCGAGAACAATTTCGGACGTCGTATTTTTGAAGCATATGCAGCTGAATTTGGCGCAACTCATCTCAATGAGAAAGCCGAAGTGCGTGATCTTAATCAGCAGCTGGTAACAAAGGATCGTCAATTGGCGGAAGCCACCAGGATTGCACGTGACCAACGGGTCATCGTGGAATCCAAAGAACGTGAGATTCGCATGATCAAGGAATCCAATGTGCGTGCAAACGCCCTGGAAGAATTGCTCTCCCCATTAAATGAGGAAAAGCGCGAGATCATGAAGAACCTCTTGGAAAGTGTCCAGACAGCTCGTCTGAAAGGCGCTTTTGAGAAGTATCTACCAGCTGTACTTGCTGACGGACGCACAATGAAGGCCAAAACAGCCCTTACTGAGCGTGTCAGTGTTGTGACTGGTGATAAAACCGTTAAGGCTGCAGATGAAGACCGTTCCAACGTGATCGACATCAAACGCCTGGCTGGACTTTAAAAGTAACATAGGAGACTATAAATGTCACAAGAATTGTTAGAAAGCCGTTGGGACGAAACTAAAGACGCCCTTCTGGAAGGCCTTAAAGGCAATCGTCGTAATTCGATGAACGTTATCCTCGAAAACACTCGTAGATACCTGAAAGAAAATGCAAGTACAGGCAGCACCGCTGCTGGTAACATTGCCACACTGAACCGTGTGATTCTGCCAGTGATTCGACGTGTTATGCCCACCGTTATTGCTAACGAGTTGGTGGGTGTTCAGCCCATGACTGGTCCGGTTGGTCAGATCCATACTCTGCGTGTTCGCTATGCCAGCACAATGACTGACCAAACTGCTGCTGCTACCAGCACAGTGGCTGGTGAAGAAGCACTGAGCCCGTTCAAGATTGCGGTTGCATACAGCGCCGGCATTCGTGGTGCAGACAATGCTGCTACTACACAAACTGCTGCTCAAGGTTATGCAGGTGCTCCTACCAGCACTCTGGAAGGCAACGGCGGTCGTCAGATCTCTGTGCAGATCCTGAAGCAGGCTGTTGAAGCCAAGACCCGCAAGCTGCAGGCTCGCTGGACTTTTGAAGCTGCTCAAGACGCACAAGCCATGCACGGCATTGACGTTGAAGCAGAAATCATGGCAGCACTGGCGCAAGAAATTACCGCTGAAATTGACCAGGAAATCCTGTTGAGCCTGCGTAGTCTGGCCACAACTGAGTTCACATACAACCAGGCTACCGTTTCCGGTACAGCTACATTCGTTGGTGACGAGCATGCTGCACTGGCTGTTCTGATCAATCGTGTTGCTAACCTGATTGCTCAACGCACACGTCGTGGCGCTGGTAACTGGGCTGTTGTGAGCCCGGCATCGCTGACAGTACTGCAAAGTGCTACCACCAGCGCGTTTGCTCGCACCACAGAAGGCACATTCGAAGCACCCACAAACACCAAGTTTGTTGGCACACTGAATGGCGCTATGCGTGTGTTCGTTGACAGCTATGCCAGCGATTCCACTCCGGTGCTGGTTGGCTACAAGGGTTCGAGCGAAGCAGACGCTGCTGCGTTCTATTGCCCGTACATTCCGCTGATGAGTTCTGGCGTTGTTCTGGATCCGTCAACATTCGAACCAGTCGTAAGCTTTATGACTCGTTACGGGTACATCGAGCTCACGAATACTGCAAGCAGCTTCGGCAATGCTGGCGACTATTTGGGCGAGATAGCCGTTTCCAATCTGAGCTTCAGCTAAGACTTGTTCTTATCTACGCAATATACAAAACCCACTTCGGTGGGTTTTTTCTTGACTATTATATCTAGATATGTTATATTAAATAGGTGAAATTGCCATAACAAACTAAATAATATTATGAAATCTTATACCTATCTAATCAAACATAAACCTACTGGCAAAGTTTATTATGGCTTTCGTTCTGCAAACAAAGTAGAGCCGCACAAAGATCTTTGGAAACATTACTTTACGAGCAGCCATACAGTTCAAAAACTTATTGAAGAAACTGGCAAAGAAAGTTTTGATGTAGAAATACGTAGGGTATTTGAAAATAAAGAACAAGCAACCGCCTGGGAAACCAAAGTATTGCGCCGGTGTAAAGTATTACACGATTCAAGATGGATCAATCAAAATGTAGCAGGATACATTATCCCAACAGAAGAATCAAACAAAAAGATTAGTGACTATCACAAAGGCAAACCTAAAACAGCAGAACATAAAGAAAAAATAAGACAAGGAAATCTTGGCAAGAAAAAACCACCACGCGGAGAAGAATACAGGGCACTAATGTCTACACTTAAATCTGGTGTTAATAACCCCATGTACGGTAAAGGTTGTACTGCTGAACGAGCAGCAAGGATAGGAGCAGCTAACAAAGGAAAAGTTCCAATTAACAAAGGTACACCAATGAGCGAGGAGCAAAAGGCCAAGATACGTGCAACTAAAGCGGCTAACCCAACTAAGATGAGTGCAGAGTCAATAGCACAGAGAATAGCCAAGCAGACTGGGCAAAAACGGCAAAAACTGTATTGCCCGCACTGTAAAAAAGATATAGCAGTGGGATGGTATAATCGGCACGGTCCCGCCTGCCGAGATCTTCTCACCCAAAACACTTGACAAGCCACCACCCGGAGTGTTAGCATTTGCACATGTTCGAAAAAAATAACCCTGTCCTGATCTCAATGCCACGCTGTGGCAGCACCGTAACCGGCAAGATGTTGTACAACATCTCACACCACAGGTACGGTTCAAAAAATTATCTGAACCAGTACACAACTGTGTTGCCGCAATACTATTCGGAGTTTGCACGCCGTGATGGCCGCATTCAGCAGGTAGCGTATCGTCGTGAGAAAAACGGATTTGTTAAAGAATTTGAAAATCGTGCAGCAGTTATCCACGAGCGGGTACAACTGCTACAGGGAGATACTCGGTACACCATGAAGTTGTTTGCGGATGATCTTACGCCGGAGATTCTAGAGTTCTTGCAAGCACATTATGATTTTATTTTCCTTGAGCGCAGGGACACTCTGGCACAGGTGCTTTCGTATTCTACCATGATGGTGACCAATCAGCACGAGTACCGGCCAGTTGATCAATTCCCACATAGCTATTTTGATATCAGACATTGTTTACTGTTTCTTAACTACATGATACAGTACAAGAGAATTAAAAAGTTGAATCCCGCAGCAAAAGTCATCTACTACGAAGACCTAATGGAGTTGGGCGGCAACACAGCAGCGTTGCAGCAGTTACTGGGCTTGCCGATAGAAACAGTGCCGGACGCCTTGGCCATAGACACAGTACCAACACCGTACACCTCTGACCTGGAGGACCTGCTGCACAACCGAGCCGAGTGGCTAGAACAAAAACCCACTATCCTACGCTTACTGGCTGCGCTGTAACAGAATATCACACACACCGTGGTAGACCTTGTGTTCCGGTAAATAATACAAGTACAAGGATTCTACTGAATGTCTCAACAAATTGTAATCAATTACGGAGCCGCGCCCAACGACGGCACAGGCGATCCGCTGCGCACTGCGTTTATCAAGACAGATGAGAACTTTGACAACATCTGGCTGGCCGGTCCGGTTGGCAGCAACGTCACCATTACCAACAACACCATATCAGTTACCGACACCAATGGCAATCTCGTACTGAGTCCGAATGGCATTGGTGTGATACAGACCAATAGCCGGCTGGCGCCGCTTGCAAATTTAACTTACGACATCGGATCATCGGCACTGCGCTACCGTAATATCTATGCGGCCGGGGTCACGGCTGCGAACGCAGTGCTTGGAAACCTTAGCAACATAACTGTCACAGTGGCTAACCTGCATGTGCTGGACGGCACTGCCGGGTATGTGCTGCAAACTGACGGCACCGGCAACCTGACCTGGGTTGCCAACACCGGCGTACCCGGCGGAGTCAACACACAGGTTCAGTTCAACAACGCCGGCAGCTTTGGCGCGCAAACCGGATTCACATTCAACAAGACTTCAAACTTGTTAAGTGTTCCGGGCAACATCACAACCACCGGCAACATCACTGGCAATTATTTTCTGGGCAACGGCTCACAACTGACTGGTATTGCCGCAAGTTATGGCAATGCTAATGTGGTAGCCAATTTGTCGGCCCTGGGCACAAATCCAATCACAACCACTGGCAACATCACCGGCAATTATTTTCTGGGCAACGGCTCACAACTGACTGGTATTGCCGCAAGTTATGGCAATGCCAACGTGGTGGCCAACTTGGCCGCATTAGGCACAAATCCAATCACAACCACCGGCAATATCACTGGCAATTATTTTCTGGGCAACGGCTCACAACTGACTGGTCTTGCCGCAAGTTATGGCAACGCCAACGTGGTGGCCAACTTGGCAGCATTGGGCACAAACCCAATCAGCACAACCGGCAACATCACTGGTGGTAACATACTAGGCGGCGCCAATGTTAATGCCACAACTCACACAGGTACTACGGTTAGTGTAAGTGCTAACATCACTGGTGGTAACATCTTAACTGCTGGTATTGTAAGTGCCACAGGCAACATCACCGGCAACTACTTTATTGGAAATGGCAGACAGCTGACTGGCATCACTGGCAATGTCACATTCAGTGGCGAGGCAGTGATAGGCACAGGCACCAGCAACATACAGAGTGGACTATATCTTGCACCGGATCCGGTGTCCCTGGCAAATAATTTATACCTGCGAGTACGTGGAAATATCCAGGACGAACCTACCCACATACATTTTGACACCGGCAACAATGCATACTACAATCAGTTCATTGGCGATGACAACAAATATATACAACTGGCCAACACCGGTAATATTGTCGTCAACAGCAATGATGGTGCGGGCAATTCAGCACAGTGGACCTTTGGTGCAGCTGGTAAAATAACATTTCCCAATGGTGCTTCACTCAACGATACCTCAGGTGACAGTGTGGCGTTTGGTCAAAATGCCGGTTTAACCAGTCAAGCGCAACACGCTGTGGCCATTGGTATCAATGCCGGTCGGTTATATCAAGGCGAAGATTCTGTGGCCATTGGCTACAATGCTGGGTACTACGATCAACAGCGCGGTGTGGCCATTGGCTGGGATGCTGGTGAAGGTGGTATATTGTTTAAAACGGTCAGCGATGCTCAAGGCGGCTCGGGCCCGGTACGTAATTATGTCAGCGGTAATGGGAACCCCACATTGACCCTGGACAGTGTGGTCAACGTCAATGTCAATGATAAGGTATTTGGCAACAATATTCCTGGTGGCGCATACGTTGTCAGTATTAGTGATCCAAACATCAACATCAGTACGCCGCCCACAGCCGCACTCACTGCTGGTGATGATATAACATTTGTCGGTGTTGTGATAGGCATCAACAACGCCACCAGCATAGTAGTTGGAATGCGAGTTACTGGAACTGCTATCCCTGACAACACAGTTGTGCAGAGCACAGGATGCAGTGTTGTAACATTGAATCAGTACCCCACAGCACCCTTGACAGACGGGGCTGGTATTACATTCATTGTGGGACAAGGCTTTGGTGCCACAGCCATTGGTTATCAAGCTGGATCAAGTTTCCAGGATGACAATGCTGTGGCCGTGGGTCGTCAAGCCGGCTACAGCAGTCAAAGCAAGAGGGCTGTGGCTGTGGGTGGGTTAGCTGGTTACAGTAGTCAAAGTGCCAATTCTGTGGCTGTTGGCTATAGTGCTGGTTACACTGGGCAAGGTACAGCAGCCGTGGCGATTGGAGCAGGTGCTGGTTATACAAACCAAGGCAACAATTCAATCATCATAAACGCCACTGCTGCTACTTTGGATCAAACCACAGCCAACGCATTCACAGTAGCACCTGTTAGAAATGACGTAGCCAACACGGCCAACGTGATGTTCTACAATGCCACCTCAAAGGAAATCACATATGGCAATGTCATAAGTGTGGCCGGCAACATCACCAGTGGTAACATCAGTACTGGCGTCATCAGACTCACAAACGGTGCTGACATAAAAGACACTGCAAACAATGCTGTGGCGTTTGGTAAACAGGCCGGCTCAACCTCACAAGGTTCTCATGCAGTAGCCATCGGTAGGGGTGCTGGCCTACAAGGTCAAGGCAACTTCTCGGTAGCCATTGGTTATTTGGCTGGTAATAATACACAAGGTGGCGACTCAGTGGCTGTTGGGGTCAATTCTGGTGGTCAAGGTCAAGGCAGTGAAGCAGTGGCTGTAGGTAGCTATGCTGGCTATACCTCACAAGGTAACTTATCAGTGGCTGTTGGCCGTGGGGCTGGTGAAAATTCACAAGGTGCAAACTCAGTGGCTGTTGGGCATTTGGCTGGTCGAACCAATCAAGGCAATAACTCAATCATATTGAATGCCACTGGCGCCAACTTAGAACAAACCACCGCCAACACATTCACAGTTAAACCTGTGCGTGGCGATAGCACATCCAATTTAGTCAGTGGAGGATTCAAAGCGGTTTACTATAATTCGACCACTGGCGAGTTTGCTTACAGCACCGATTAAAGATAAATTTGACATTGCCCGGTGATTTCTGTATAATTACTACATGTCCTTGTATGCGATTACCACCTATTTCAATTCAGCCAAGTATCAAACCAAATTACTCAATTACCGACTGTTTCGCAATCGGTTAGCAGTGCCCTTAATCACTGTGGAACTCAGCTTTGATGGTGAGTTTGAACTTGAGCCCACAGATGCTGACGTCATGGTACAACTACATGGTGGCGCTGTGCTGTGGCAAAAAGAACGGCTGCTGAACATTGCACTCCAGCACTTGCCTGCAGATTGTGACGCTGTGGCCTGGATTGACAATGATGTGTTGTTTGCGAATGATTCATGGGTGACACAAGCACAACACGAACTCCAACAATACCGAATGGTACAGTTGTTTTCTCGCAGTGTGGATCTCAAGCCTGGCGAAACTGACATCTCGGCTGAACACGAATGCTATGCACAAGGACTCATAGCTCGTATTGAATCCAATGGTATCGGTGCATTGGAAAGACAAAGCAAATACAGCTGGGGTCATCCACGCAGAGAAGTCATGCCTGGTTTGGCCTGGTGCATACGCAGAGATGTCATAGATCAACATGGATTTTATGATGCTATGATCATGGGTGCTGCCGATCGCATGATCTTGCATGCCGCATATGGCGAAATCTCACAGGTGCCTACCACAGTGGGCATGACTGAGTTACACTTTGCACACTACTTGAAGTGGGCACAACCCTTCTACAACACAGTGCAAGGCAGCGTGGGTTATATTGATCACACAGCGTATCATCTCTGGCACGGTGATATACCCAATCGTCGTTACTGGGATCGTCATGCGGATGTGGTCAAAATGGGGTTTGATCCTGTAACAGACATCAAACACGGTGATAACGGTGCCTGGCAATGGGATAAATCTCGACCTGAATTAGAACGCTACTGCATTGATTACTTCCAACAACGCCTGGAGGATGGCGATGTTTGAACGTGGAACAGTTTACTCGGCCTGCGAAGGCAGCGCCCTGGGAGTACTCGGGCCCATGACGGTGATGGACATCATTGTACATGTGCCCGACCAATTTGATCAACACCTGATGGATGCAGACCTAGATCGTGTGTTGGGATTTGTGAGTCAAATTGACACTAATGATCTTGAATTACAACTGCTGCATCGTGGCATTGGCCTGGCCTGTTTTGTACAAGGCATGAATCGTGTGGTGGTATCTAATCGCTACCAAGTGATAACGGCTAAAAAGTTAGAATCGGGTGCAGTGTGTTTTCGTGTGGCTGTGAGTGTGACCAATCCAGATGCCACAGCCACAGCATTTAAATTTGCCAATGACATCATTGACTTGTACTCACAACCAGCACCGCATGACATAGAGCCCTTGGTGGCCTGGGCTGCAAGCAACCTTGACCGTTACGGGCTGCCGGGACAGAATCAAGGCTTCTTGTTGACCTTGTGCATGAAACGTGCCATGCCTGTGAATCAATTATGGCCGAGCACACACATAGTAGGCACTGGCCGGTATTCACAGCGTATCAGTAGCACAATGACTCAACGAACATCGGCGCAAGCTGTGCTGTATGCTAAAAACAAAATTACCACAGCTGAACTGCTGAACTTGGCAGGATTACCAGGCAGTGAACATAAAAAAGTCGCCACCTGGGAACAAACTGTCAAGGCCGCTGAAGAATATGGCTATCCTGTTGTGATTAAACCGTACGACCGTGACAATGGTCAGGGCGTGTATGCTGGTATCACCACAGAAACAGACTTGCAACATGCCTACACAGAAGTCATAAAGATTGTACCACAATTCCTAGTAGAACGACACTTTGAAGGGGTAGGGCACAGAATTACCATTGTGGATCAAATCATAATCACTGTGACAAAGAAACTGCCGGCTGCTATAACTGGGGATGGTGTCAGCACAGTCCAACAACTGATCAACTCACAACAAGGGCCCTCACGATTCATCAAACGACCTGGCGGCGGGGAACCATTTATCTTGATAGGATCCGCTGTGCCGGCCATGACAGTGGATGACGAAGTCCTGGGCAT